GCTTGGCGGCCAATCAAAGTTCAATCATCCGAACGATCCGCGTCCTGAGCATGATCCCGCGCCTGAGGCAGAACGGCGCTACGTGGATGCGTCTGAGGGTTGACCTGGGTGGCTACCTATCCTGACAGCCGACTGACACGCGGCTGCGAAGGGACGCCTCTCTAACCGATGGCTGGCCCTGACTTCGTGGACCATCGGCATGAGCAAATCCGGGTGGCCTTAAATGACAAGCGGACAAGGCGTCCAACGTGTCCGTAGTTAACCTCGTCACACCTCAGGACATTTGCACCTTCTCATTGAAGGCAGCGGGTGTGCTGGGCGTGGGACAATCGGCTCTCGCCGAGGATTTTTCAGACGCTTTCGCGGCGCTCAACGCGATGCTGGCGATCTGGAACCGTAATCGGTGGCTGATCTGGCATCTCATTGATGCGCCGCTGGTTTCCACGGGCGCCATCTCTTACACGGTCGGTCCTGGCGGCAATTTCAATGTTCCTAGACCGGATCGACTGGAGGCGGCGTTTTTTCGGCAGATTGTTTCCTCGCAGCCGAACTACATTGACTATCCGTTAACAATCCTTCAGTCCCGCGAGGATTACAATCTGATCGCGCTCAAGAACCTTGTTTCGTGGCCGACATATATTTTCTATGACGCGGCGTTTCCGTTGGGCAACGTTTATCCGTGGCCTGTTCCGCAGGCATCCATTTACGAACTGCATCTGACGTGGACGGACACGCTTTCTGGGTTCACGTCGTATAACCAACAGATCAATCTTCCTCCGGAATATTTCGAGACGCTATGGACGAACCTGTGTGTGCGTCTGGCGGCGATTTATCCCGGTTGTTCCGTGAGCGATGCGACGCTGGCGCTGGCGAAGGCATCACTTGAGACGTTACGCGTGGCGAACGCTCAGGTTCCGTTGTTGCAGATGCCGGCTGGTCTGAGTCGGCCCGCTCTCTATAATATTTTTTCAGACCAAACTTACTAGGGCGTAACGAATGGCAGGCACTCCAACGCCCGACACGTTCTTCGTCACCGGGCTCACGCAACAGCAACTCCTGGCGAGCCAGATTTATGTCACGCCGACCGGTGGCACGCAAACGACGCTGGCGCAGGCGTTGGCGAACGGTGCCAATGGTGGGCTGACCCTTTCTGGTTCGGGTTTCACCGCCAATGCCGCGATCGGCACGCTTCCCGCCAATGCGATCATCACGAGCATCATTTTCCGCGAAACAGCGGGGGTCGGGGTCAATGTCAGCCTCGGAACGACATCTGGTGGCACCCAGGTTTTATCGGCGCAGGCTGTGGCCGCCAGCGGCACGCTGACGCTGCTCGCCACGGCATTCACGGAAAACTGGTTCAGCGCCGTCGCGACGCAGCTTTTGTATCTCAACTCCGCATCCTGGGGTGGCGCGAGTATCAATGTGCAACTCGTGTACGTGATCGGACCCTGATGGCCAACGCTCCCGACAGTATCATCGTCACCGGCCAGGTCTTCCAGCAGCAGTCCATCGATACGCTGCTCGTAACTCCCACGGGTGGCACGCAGACCACGCTGGCACAGGCGCTGGCGCAGAGCGGGGGCGGCCAGTGGTCGGCCGGCGTGGTAACCGGCCTCGGAGCGCAGGTCTCGATCAGCGCGCAGACGCTGATGGTTACCCAGAACTGGCAGGCGGCCATAGTTACCACCCTGGGAAGCGGGCTCACCAATACCGGCGGAGTCCTTTCGTCGAGCGGTGGCACGACGTCGATCACGGTGAGCGGGGTGGCCGCGAATGCCACGCTCGGAAATCTTCCCGCCGGGGCCTATATTCTTTACGCTCTGATCCGTGAGACAGCTGGCAATTACGTCAGTCTCAACATCGGATCGACGTCCGGCGGTTCCGATGTGCTCGGGGGAGCACCGATCAATCCGAGCACGGCGAACGTGGTCCTCAACACGCAGGGAACCTTCGCCGTCAGTTGGTTTTCCGCGACCAGCGCGCAAACTCTTTACCTTTCTTCGTCGAGCTGGAATGGCGCGAGCGTGAACGTAACCCTTGTTTATATAGTGGGGCCATGAATGGCGCAGGCACCTGATGACATAATCGTGACCGGCCCGGCGTTCGCGCAGGAGCCGGCGGATAATCTGCTGATAACGCCTCCTGGCGGCACGCAGGGCAAACTCGCGAATTTCGTGAACGGTGGCACAATCGCGCAGACGCTTTTGTCGCCGCTTCTTGGGGGAATTCCGCAGGAAGCGGTGACCTCGGGCATAACGGCATCAACCACGCAGACCCTGGCCGGGGCAGTGCCTCTGACGACGGCTGTTAATGTGATTTCCACGGTCGCCACGGCGAACAACGCGGTAAAACTCGCGCCTGTTTCGCTCAATACCGGATATTGTCAGGTGCAGATCGTGATCAATAACGGTGCCAGCGCGGCGTCGATCTTTCCGTATGAGACCGCCACGGCGATCGATAGCCATTCCACGGCGGCGGCCGCCACGTTGACCAACGGGCATAGCGCGTTCTTCTTTCAGAACACGCCGTCCACATGGGTTTCGATCGGGAGCACGACGCAGAGCGCCTGATGCGCGTTTCGATCCCGCATGGTTCATATAACGCGCGTGGCCTCATCGCCGCGGCGCAGCGTGTCGTGAACATGTATTTCGAGAAAAACCCGGAAGACAGCCTCGCGCCTTACACCGCGTATAACGCTCCGGGACTGACGCCGCTTGTCGCGCCATCAACAGCGGGACCGGCGCGGGGGCTCTATTGGGCGAACACGGACACGCTTTATTACGTTGTTGGGAATACCGTTTACAATGTGGTTTACGCGGCATCGTCAAATACGTGGAGCCTGACGACGCTCGGGACGATCACGACGGCAACCGGCATCGTGAGCATGATCGACAATGGCTCAAGTCTGGTTCTGGTGGACGGGTCCGCGAACGGTTACGAAATCAATCTGACAACGAATGCGTTCTCTCAGATCAGCGAAGCCAACAATTCCCCTCCCTCACCGGAGGTTTACGCGTTTTACGGTGCCACGCGGGTTGACATTCTGGACGGGTTCATAACGCTCAATCAACCGGGGACGCAGAATCTTTACTCGACGTATAACAACGAGGTCGTATTTGACTCACTCTGGTTCGCGGCGAAGAATGGCTACTCCGACAATCTCATTACCCAGATCGTCACGCGCCGGGAAATCTGGCTCCTGGGCGAGCGGACAACTGAAATCTGGTTTGATTCAGGCTCGACGCCATTGCCTTTTCAGATCATGCCGGGACCGTTCATTCAACACGGATGCATAGCGCCATACTCGGTCGCTCAGGTCGATGGTGCGATTTTCTGGCTGGCGCAGGATCAGACGGGGCGCACGCAGGTTTTGCGCGGCGAAGGCTATCAGGCGGAAGAAATCTCGACATTGGCCATGGAGAATGAATTCGCGACTTATTCAGCCGTTTCGGATGCGGTCGGTTTCTGTTTCACGATGAATGGCCATGCGTTCTATCAACTTAACTTTCCGACCGCCAACAAGACGTGGCGTTTTGATGAGCGCGCGCCTCGGCTCTGGCACGAGGCTGTGTGGCTCGATGCCAACGGCAATGAGAATATGCATCGCGCGTCATGCGCGGCCTGGGCTTATGGCTTCAATGTCTGCGGCGACTGGCAGACGGGCCAGCTTTATGCGTTCGACCTGAACAATGTCACGGATGCTGGTAATCCGATGTGCTGGGAAATGCATTTCCCGCATATGATGAAGGACGGCCAGCGAGTGACTTACCCTGGTTTCACACTCGACGTGCAGGCGGCAACTGCGCCATTGGCGACAACAAAACCAATCGTCAATCTGCAATGGAGCGACGATCGCGGTAAAACTTATTCCAATCCCATTCCGCAGACGCTTGGACTGACCGGTCAGTATCTCACGCAACCGAAATGGAACCGCCTGGGCATGGCCCGTGATCGGGTGTTCAAGGCATCGGGCACTGTCTGGGGAAAACTGGCGGTTAATGGCGCGTTTCTTGAGCCAGAGCCGATTGTCTGGAAAAGCTGATGGCTACCAATCCGAATACGGCCAAAATGCCGCTTCCGAATGTTCCGTTTCTTGATCCTGACGGGAATATCAGCCGCCCGTGGTACTATTTTCTGATTTCGCTTTACAATCGCGGTGGTGGAGCAATTCCCACGGCGCCTGAATGGCAGGCCGGGGATGTCGGACATATTGGCTCCGGGCTTGTGCTGAATACCGGCACACTGTCCGCGACGGGCGGCGGTGGCACGGGCGAATGGCAGGCGGGTACCGTGACGGCGATCAGCGGCGAGCTTGTGCTGAATTCCGAAACATTGGGGACCGGCACGTTGGGAAGCCAGATCGGGGCACTGTTCACCGAACTGGCCATGGCCGGATCTTTACCGCCGAAGTCTTCCGTTAATCCCTTCATCGC